GGATAACCCTACGCATATAATCTTCATTATGTAACAATCCCGATAGAATCGTTTGCTCAAGCATCAGCAACTATCTCCATATTCCCTTCGATCTGAGAATCATCGTCAAGCAAAGTTTTGCTTGCCATTGTGTATTTTTCTTTGATGAAGGTCGCAAGATCAGTCTTCTCAAACATCATCAACCAGAACTCTTTGTTATCGACAATCTCTTTTGCTCTCATCATCTTGTCACAAAGAACTTCACCAGTTTTTGGATCGACTGCTTCATACCAACCCATCTTAGGCTTCACGATATAACCACCGGCTTCTGCTACATCCATTAGACCTGACCACTTCGAAATACCACCTTCGAATGTCACAGTTACTGGAATCTTAGACTTCTCACGAACATGACGAGACTTCTCGATGTTGATGATGAAGTGATAGCCTGCAATATCTTTGCCCTCTTTCTCTTGCTGACGACCAATAATCCAAATCGCATCAGCAGAATAGTAAGCACCAGTACCGCCAGATACGATGTCTTTTGGATATAGACCAATCTCTTTGTATGTGTGATTCACAGCAACAAGTGGAATGTCTTTTAGATTCAGATGTGGTGTAACCATTCTGAACAGAGACTTCATCTGCTTGGCTCGTGACATATCAGCAACTGACTTACCAGACATAGCATCTTCAACTTCTTTCTTAGAAGCAAGGTTACCGATAGAGTCGATTACGATACACACATTGTCTTTCTTATCAAGACCATCTAACTGTTGCATGATGTCAAACTTCAACTGCTCAACATCAGTAATTGGTGTGTGAATCACTCGATCCATATCTACACCAAATGATTCGAAGTACGACTGTGGCGTACCAAACTCTGAATCATAAAATAGCACAACTGCATCTGGATATTTCTTCTGATAAGCGGCAGCCATCAGAAGTGCGAATGCAGATTTGAAATGCTTTGAAGGACCTGCAAGCATAAGCAGACCCGGTACTAAACCACCATCGATACGACCAGACAAAGCAACATTCACCATTGGCACTGGTGTCGGTGCCATATCTTTCTTACCAAACACTTTTGAATCCATAATGTTTGATGTTGCTTTGATAGTCGAGTTCTTGGCGAGTTTCTCCATTAATGACGACATAATTTATTCTCCAATATAATATACTTCACGAATGCCATTATAGCACTATCTGTTGTAAATGTCAAACAATTTTTTCTCGAACTGCTCAATTTTTAGAGTACGGTTAGGCCATAGAATGTACTCTTTTTCTGGATTTGCTTTTAAGTTATTCAACAGTGGAGTAACTGCGTTGTATAACTCATCTAACTGATCTTGCTTCTGTTTTGCCGATGATGACATCTGCGTGGCTTCTTGCTTTACCTGCTTGACCGCCTGCAGTTCATCTTCGTCTACGGCTGTAAAACCGAAATCAAATATATCAGACATATTTTTCTCCTATTTGTCTTCTGATTCTAAATCTACTTTTTTTCTTGCTAATTCTAAATATTCTTCTCTAAGGAACTCTTCACTCTCATCTAACCACTCTCTTACACTAATCTTCTCTTCACCCCAATCATCACGCTCAAGCATTGCTTCATAATATTTACGTTCAGTAAATGCTTTGAATGTTGGTATAATCATTTTCATGTAAAAAAGCCTTCGAGCGAGTTTATATATTCAAGTTCCCAATTGATGGCATCAGATACCAGTTTCAATGGTTCTTTGAATGTCTTGTTAAATTGTACTTCATAATCAATGTGATCATGTAAGCCAAACTCTTTTGGTAAGAATGGGTTGAATGAGATGACGTTCTCCATAACTGGATTGGGCATCTTCAGGTAACAGAACTTCACTTTCGATCCATTCTTGATACCTTCACTAGAAAGATTCAATTTCTCGATTTGCTTGTTGTACAATAATGCACCTCTTACATGAATCGGAGTACCTTTCTTATATATCGTATATTTATCTTGCCACTTATCTATGTCACTGACACTTCTTGGGAAAGACACTTCTTCTGGTGGCAAACTCTTGAACTCTTCATAGAAGTCTGCTACGAACTTCTGTAGATCAGCCTCTGTTGAGTTTAGCATAATCGAATACGCTTTCTTGAACTTGTCTCGAACAATCTGTGGCGTTGATGACTTGACTGCTTCAATGCCCATGATCTTGAGTTTTGGTTCTGCGTACTGAACACCCTCATTGTTATACACGTTAAGTATATAGCGTTTCTTGGCAGTCCAGATACCTTTATCTGCGATTGCTTCACGAGCCATTACCATTCGATTCTCGAAGCCATTCATCTGGTCATTGAGTTCTTGATACGACTTAGCAAACATTGGTACGATCTTTTCTTCACAGGCTCTATCAATGAATGCAACTGGGTCTTTTGGTTTGACTGCATCAACAAGTGGCTTCATATCAACATAAAGAGAATCAGTATCAATTGCAATTACATAATCTTCTTCTGTCTTGAGCATCTTGTTGAGATACTCGTTCATCGCTTTCTCTGCCCACTTGATCGACAACTGACCAGACAGCGTAATACCTTCTGCGATTCTCAACTCAAAGTATCGAAAGTATTGATTACCTAAGGCACCATAGAGCGAGTTGAGCAAAATCTTTACAGCCATTTGTGTGTTGTCAAGTCGATTAATCTCACGACTGAGTTCTTTGCTCTTCGACTTCTCGTAGTCTTGCTTGAGTTTGAGCATATCGTTCTTTACAGTTCTACGCTCGTTGTACAAGCCAATAATCATTTCTGGCAACATACCACGCTTGTCTTTGCGATACATCGAACCATTTGCGGCAACTGCGACATCCATCGCTTTTGCTTCGTCTGTTAGTTCGTTGTCAAGATAATGATCTACTCCACTTGCAGTAAAGTCACCAGAACCATTGAGTAAAGTCTCGGGCGACATATTGTATTGAACAATCAGGTTTGGATACAGAGAGTTCAAGTCGAATGATGTAACCCACTCGCTCATACCAACTCTTGGTTCTTTTACAAAACCACCTGGGTAAGCATCTTTGTGTTTTGCTTCAACTGGTGGCACAGCAATCTTCTGAGCATATAGATAACGATAGATGATTGAATCCCAAATACCAGTTGTACCAAATGTGTCTGAGTAGTTCACACCACCTTTGTAGGCAATAATCAGTGCCAAGTCCATCAGTCCAGTTTGCTTGTCGATCTTGTCTACTAACTGAACATCTTTGATATTGTAGTCAATAAACTTTTGGTGATCTGACTTGTACAAATCAAATAGAGAACCATGCTCTTCGTAAGATAACTTCTTCTCACCAAGAACAACTGACGATATGTGATCTAGAGAGTATGATGCTTGGTTGCCGTATGTGTAACCAAACTTCTGAAACAGATCATAGTAGTCTACTTGTTGAACACCATAAATCTCATAAGCATCCATTCGTTTACCTTTGATAGCAATCTCACGATGCTTTGTAACATTGAATGGTGAAAACTTCTTGACAGTCTCTGCTCCAAGAATGTTTTGTGTTCTTCTGATAAGATAGGGTATATCAAATAGTCGAATGTTCCAACCAGTAATGATATCTGGGCAGTTGTGATACCAATGACCAATGAACTTCAGAATGAGATCAGACTCTCCAGAACATTGAACATAGACAACTTCAGCACCATCAAGATCAAGTTCTGTTTTGCTGACATCGTAATCACCACAAGCCCACACATAATATGTGTTGAGTTTGCTACTCTTGTAACAGATAGAAGTGATTGGATGTTTTGCTTGATCTGGTTCTGGAAAGCCATCGTCTGACTGAACCTCGATATCGATGTTACCAACTTCGATGTTCTTGAGATCGTATTCGATAACACCTGGGTGTTTCTCGTTGATGAACTGAGCAACAAAGTTTGCGTTGCCATGCACTTTGAAGTTGTCGATATCTTTGTACTTCTTGATGAAGTCAGTTGCTTCTGACATCGACTCAAGTTTCATTGGCTCGACTGGTTGACCATAGAGAGTCTTCCATTCTCCACTTGCTTTCTTTGACGATAGGTACATCGTTGGTGCAAATGGCACTCGTGCCTTTACAGCATTACCATCTTTATCATATCCACGATAAAGCATATTGTTGCCGTATCGGTTAACACAAGTATAATAACTCAAACTACTACTCCATTTTGTAAATTATCTGAAACATTGTACATTATATGA